TAAGAATATCACATTGAGACTCTTCCGCCCATTTCTTAGCGATAGTTTGCCATTTTGAATCTGATGATACTAAGTGTTTTTGGTCAAAAACATGCCCTATCTCATGAAAAGTTGTAGATTTACCGTCAGTATTAAAGCGCCAATGATGCCCTGTCCTTGCCATATATTCAGTTTCAATTTTGGCTTTAGCTTTTGTTATCGCATTAATACTTTTGGCATTTATACCAACTAATGTACCATTCTCAACTTTCCATATCTCATTTTCTTTGATTCTTATTATATTCTCCATTGTAATGCCATGATATCCTTTCTTCTTGATAGCATACCCTGATAGATTTTGCAGATTCTTTGCGCTTCCAACAAATAAAGGCATATCTTCCTGGGGAAGTGTTTGCAATGCTTCATTTAATGCATTGGCAATATCCAATGATAAGTCGGAAAAATCTGCATATTTAACACCTAACTTCGTTGCATAATTTTGAGCTTCTTCTACGCTCTGACTTTCTTTGAAAGGAGATATCGGCTCAATTACAGATTGTTTAGACTTCTCGGGCTGTTTTACAACTATTTTTAGGCGCTCATTTACATTCCCGTCTTGCGTAAAGTTATCCTTATACCAGAAAGCCGATTGTAAACCGTCTTTATTCTCGCTAACAAACTCCTTTGCTGCCTGGGGAATATCAGTAATAACCTGCTCTTGCGGAACCGTATCATTTAGCAAGAAATCAGCAAAATCTTCCGGCTCCATGGTGATAGGAGTGGCAAAGCAGATACAAAAAGGATGAAAGCCTGTAAACTTGAACGTTTTCGGATATTTACCTACCATCGCATCACAGATCTTGCACGGTCCTCGATTATTGGCCGAGCGATGTACCTCAATACCTAATATGAAGTCCTGTTTGCTCCAACGTTCATAGTCGGAACTTCGGTAAGCTGTATTCGTAGTTGTTGCAGATGTCCGGAGAGCGTTCTTATATGCAGAACGATAAACGCCTTGCCCTGGGTGGTAATCTTTCATCGGTTGAGACAAAACTAATTCGCCTTTCTCATTCCGGATCCTGCGAAAGCGTTTTTGGGGATTTTGCAAAATTTGCCGTATATCACTACTGATTCCGTTTGAATTACGTCCGGCAACTACGCCGCTATCAAGATAGAATTCGAGTTGCGATTTTGTCTGCTGTGTAATATTCCAAACTCTATCGGATAATCTTAAACCGTTGGAATCTATATCATTCTTTAGAGCTTCAAATGCAGATAGACTGTGAGTAAACATTCCATCCTTAGTTGCACTGGAAATAGACATTCCCTTGATGAATTGGGAAATAAAATCATCATTCTTTCTCTCGGCCCGATCCCAACCATCCTTTTGAAATGCGGAGATATTAGCATATAGCATTGATTCAAGGTTTAGCAATTCCCGATCAACCGCACTCTCTATTCCTTGATTACTTATCCATACATTGTTTTTTCCCGTATCAGACCATTTACGGAGATACGGGGAAACAGAAAGTATAAACTGGTTAAAGATATTGGCTATTACAGCTTGCTGTGCAGCAACTTTCTGTATATGCTGTTTGTCGTAGAAAGAAAGTCCAGGCATATATTATAAAGTTGCTCCAATAAATGAATTATTCTGTGCGGTTTCTTTCTCATCCTGCTTTCTACGATTTAGTTCGGCTTCTACATCATCTGTGTAGGGTGAATTTTTAATAATCGTCTCTTTGCTATTGAATTGAGAAGCGGTTTCAAGGTTCTTAAGCTCTTCTGCCAAATCCTGTGGGAGAATACTGCCAAACTCTACCTCAATGTAGTTGTCATTTAACTGTGATGCATATTTTGTATGTGTGATATTTGCCATTCCTGCTTGAACTATTGACACGGTACGTTGAACTGCAGGACCAAAGATTTCCATATGCTCACTGGCTTTAATTTCCGCGTCAATCAGCATAAATCGGCGAGATGTTCCGCTTAGATTACCTAATCCCATTAACTTGTTCATTGATAAATCAGGGCTGGAAGCTCCGGAGTGTATAGCATCATCCAATTGGTTAAGTTCAAGTGTTACGGATTCGCAGGACTGCTGCCACGCTAAATAATCTGCATCACCATGATATGATGTACCGGTATCAGGGTCTACTTCCATTCCGAAGTTCAATTCTTTGCCTACAGTTTCTTTACTAGGCAAGTTTGCAAGGCCATAGGTTTTTAGAATTGGTTCAGAGAAGTAATCGTTCGTATCTGACAAACGGGAAAGTCTCATCTCTTTTTTATCCATCAAATTAGCAACATCATCCCAATCAGGACAATCGACTTCGGCATATACTATCGGAATCTTTCCAAACAGGTTTTTTGTCTTTTTCACCAGCCAAATGCCGTCCATTACTCCGGAATAGATAACATCTTTCGTGTATATCTTCACACATTCACAAGTACGGCCATTGACTTCTGCATTGTATTTATAGAGAAAGGCGTCCATATCGTCGTCTTCATCGAAATGTGGATAGAATTCACATTCGACATTGTTATCTTTAGGAGTAGAAAGAATCTTAACCTTTAATTGGCTTTTTCCATCATCCCGGATAACTGGATAGAAAACAATAGCAGCTTTGGTTTCAGACAATACCTTGCGAGCAAACTCTTTCAATACTGATTTCATCTTGAGTTTACGCTTGTAGACCTTTTTAAACTCGCTGAAACCGTTGTTTGAATCTTCGGCTGTGATAGTCATTTCACCACCAAACAGAAAGGCAACAGAGGTGCGAACTATTTTCTTTGGCAAATTGGTCACAACTTGAGCGACTTCTACAGTTTTATCTTCTAGTCTCTTTGGCTTTTCGGCTCCTGTTTCTGGGTCAATCTCTACTTCTGTATCCGAATATACAGCAATTTTCTTAGGCTCCCGATATCCGACAGACTCTTTGCGTCGGGTTCTATCACCGTTGTATTCCTCCATATATTCACGAGGGTTACGATTTTCACGGGTATCAACGCATAAATCACCTACTATGCTACCGAAGTCTTCATTTCTTAGAATGTCCTTAATATCTGGCATATACTTTTCTCTTAAAATATATACGTCAGTTAATTTATTCTACTTAACTTTGCGGTAAACTCTAAAACAAAAGAATATGGATAAAGAAGAAATTGTAGGATTAACTAAACAGTTAGACAGATTTTGCGACTATGCAACAAAGGGATTGTATGAAGTATTCCAGATTATACAAAAAAAAGACTCTAGTGCAAGAATGAACACAGATTTGACTCTAGTAACTAAATTAAATTCCCAAGATACGGATGTTCTTAGATATACAACATATCTAAAAGTACTTAGGGAAGCTAGATCTGCAATGAGGGCTATTGAATCATCTTTTAATTAAAAACGAATGGAGGTGTGATTTTTTAATAATTATACCTCCATATTATCCACGCCCCACTTTACGAGTAGATGTTTTTAACTTCAGCCCAAGCGATTCCGCAAACTCTGCAAGGATGGTCATTCCGTCGGGTGCATCATCATGTGCATTGTCACCTTCACGTTTATAACTAGTAAGCGCTTTCATGAAACGACCGTAGTCTGATCCTTTAGAGTATTCTGATTCATCAAGAAAAGCGCAATGTTTCTTTATCCAGCCAGCCTTCATAATGATACGTGTTTCCTTGTGCTGGGTTGTTGGCCGGGCTTGTATAACACACGATTTCTTTTTCGATGTAACAAGCTTACGCACATTGATAGCAAAGATACGACCACCATTATTTGACTCAATGCGTAGCTGGTCGCATTCGGTATCTATTACCATTTGTGCCAGGCGCGGTTCTGTAACTTCAACAGGATCCTTTGTGAAAAGAATATCGGTAATGAAATATTTTGGTCCGAACACCTTTGCGAATGGTGCGCAGAAATCATCATCTCCTTTATCGGCTGTATCACAAGCTCCGAGTGTCCCATCAGGTTTCTTTCCTGCAATATCGGCTAATTTGAAGCGCATGAGAGACGATTTGGGGAATAGTAACCCTTTGGCTTCGAATGGTTCCTGCATATATTCGGCCATCCAAATGCTTTCGTCGGTTTCAGAACGTAGTTCCCGGTAATATTCCGTAGTATGTACATCAGCGCAAAAAGTTTCATCGTTTTCATCAAGAGCTGCGATCCGGATGATTTCATTATACTTGCCGGCTTCTTCCATACGTCCGAGGACATCACTAGAAGACCAGCGGGTCCCGATGTCAATCATACAACAACTTCCCTCAATACGGGAGTCGTGCGTACCTTGTTTCCAAGACCATACCTTTTCATTGTTATTGTCAGATAACGCATCTTCCAGGCTCTTATATAAGTCGTCGGTCATGGCGAGCATAGACGCACCGAAGCCGATCACGGTACCGCCAACACCGCCACCGAAATAAGATACCTGGCGAGCGCCTTCCACATTCCAACTCTTCACATTCTGTTTATCACCTTTCAGATGAATATCAGGGAATATCTCTTTGTAACGCTTAGATTTTACAATATCACGGGTATCGTATGACAGCTTATTGTAAAGAGTATCAGAGCAACAGTTACGCATTACAGATTCTTCCGGGAAGTGACCGTACATCCAGGCTATAAACAATGAGGAAATATAAGACTTACCGGCACGTGGCGGCATACTGACAGCAAGGCGGTAGATAATATTAGCTAAATAGGAGGTATACACACGCATGAACGCTTCGGCTACTTTCTTCAAGAATAATCGTTTGGCAAAGAACTTTGGATCATAGTATAAGCAGAAAGCCCAGAAATCATTCCGGGCTTCACGCTTGCGAAGTATAGTTGCTGCTTTCGCTTGTCTAAGCAGTATTTCTCTTTCACTCTTTTTCTTTACCATCAATAATAGCCTGAAGTTGTTCGTCTGTCAATGATTCCAATTCATCACCAAGGTTTACATTCGCGTCTACTTCTTTCTTGTCACGCCATTTTTCCGGCTGTCGATTCTTCAACCAGAAAATAGCGGCTGTTGTATCAGGAGGATAATGCTCTATAAATTCCTTCGAATCTGTAATCTTCCCGTTCGATGTTGCAAATTTTGTTGCTTTACAGTTATACCCAATAGCACGGTTATAGAGTCTCGATGCAACGTTAGCATCTGCTATATTTTTCCCTTTTTTTAGGGACTCAAGAAATTCGGGATAATCCTTCTTCCATTTGTTTAAAGTCTGCTCTGAAACAGAGAAGAATTCGGAGAGCTCTTTATCTGTTGCACCCAACAAACAAAGCTTTAGAGCTTGATCGGCATACTCTATTCTGTACTCTGATTTACGCCCTCTTTTTTTCTTCTCGGCCAGATTCTTCTTCTCTGTCATAAACTAACAATAACTAACAAATTGTGATAACTCTTGCCTTAGCTTGGATAATCTTCAAATTAAAATATAAATAGGGGTTACTTTTTACAGTTCTCTGGAATTACTTTAGGAACAGCATTATTCCAATTAATACTATGGTGTAGGCGTCTATACACACTTCCCATTGGGCGTATCTTTGTACAAGAAGGAGCATACATAATTGTGTAGAAAGACTTAACATAAGTCCCACTATCTAAATATATATCAGTCATTCCGCCATTTGATTGTTGAGTTGTTACTTGATTCAAAGAAACATGCGGAATCTGAAAAAACAAATTTCCTCTACTTCCTAGTAAAGTGTAGGTGTTTACATCTTCATTAATTTTACCAAAAAACTTAAAAGGCATGTTTGTATCACAAATAAATGAGTTCATTGCTTTCCGTTTAAGTAATTCACCACGAACTATATTATTCTGCTTTCCTCCGATAAAATCTCCTCTTTGAGCTAATGCAACAGCTAAAGCACCTGTTTTATTTTTGAAATCAATTAGAGCATCAAGTACTTTATCAAGATTGATAATGTTTTTCTGCTTCATTTCACCATATTGATTATAAGTGTATGAGAATTCCGTATAATCATCATCTAACTCAATAAAATATTGGTAGCCTTTTTCTTTTGCTATTTCAAAAGAAGCATTTCTCGCATAAATAATAGCTCGACGATCATTGAAGTTATCACCCTCATCTGTTTCTGATGCTATTTCTTGTTTGTCGAATACATATATGTTTTCGTAGTTTTTGCGATAACGATCTATCTTCAGATCTTCATTATCTAATACTATGATAATATCACCTGTATAGCCACATTTCCGTAATGTTTTTACTGTATGTACATTGTCTGGACGCCCATGTGTAAGTATCAATGCAACGAAGCAATTATTTTTCATCATTGCTATAATCCTCCAAATATGAGTCTGACAATTCTTTCTTTAAACAAACATATCCTAGTTCAATAGCTTTATTAAAATCTATAATGACAAGAGCTGAATTTTCCATTAAATTTTGAATGATGTTGTTTGAATGAGCATAAAATTCAGCAATTTTTCCATAATCGAAAACAATGTGCCTTGAAGCTGCAATCTGAAGAAAATCTTTAGTCTGCTTGTCTAAATTACACTCCTGAATTTGTTTCATCAGACAATTGTAAGTTTCAAGATTATAGAGTTCTGATATTGCAGGTTTATTGCCAGTCGGTGTATAGATTGGAGATACTATTTTTTTTGTATAAAGATTATTATCTTTCTCATCGTCAGAATTAGGGATATCAGTCGAAAGTTCGATCTCGTCTACTGAAAACTCCCAATCATTCAATACATCAGGCGAGAAGTTTTCTATCACTAACTTCCAATCGAATTCAGAAGTATCGGAAGTATGATTGTCCGCTAAGGCCAGCAGTTTTCTCTTTTCATCTTCCGTAGATAAGTCTTTGCGTTTAATAACAATAAGCTCGGTACCGTCAGACTCTACAACACGCACTTTGAGACCTAACTTTTGAGCTTCTTCATAGACGCCGTTTCCAGCGATTAACACATTATCACGGTCGGCCAATACGGACCGACCAGCTCCACATTCAACAAGGCTTTTGTGGATAAGCCGCTTGTTTTCGTCCCCATGGATACGATAGTTCTGGGGATCAATCTTAATTTCTACTTTTTCTTCCATGACCAAGGAATTTCAACTAAAATATAAACTCCTTGGCTGTTTTCTTTCATTATGTATTCTCTTAAATGCTGTTTTTAATTTAAATAATGAATTTTCTATTAAGATAAGCGACTATATTATTAATCTGACCAAAGATTAATGATATAGGTCTTGCTTCTGTATCCAAGCCCGATATATCAAAGTCTATAATTTGATCACCCTCAATACAATTATAAAGAGAAGTATACAATTGGTAATCTCCAATCCCATGTGTTATTTCTCTATAATATGAAATTTCTATCTTATTTTTTTTAACTTCAAAAGTAATTTTTTTGTCAAACGTAGAAGCTAAAGCCCAGTATTTACCTATTATCCTCACAAATTCATCAAAAGCAGACTCTATATCAATATCAGTGAAGTTGAATCCAAATGCTTTCAATAAAGCTAACAACTTTGTAAAGTCTGAATCATAAGTTAGATATTTGCCTGCAAATCTTTGATTTAGTATTATATTTTGGGCCCTTATTAGTTTATTAGCATTAACTATACGTTCCTTTATTATACGCAAATTACTTTCTACAGTTTCTCTATTATCCATCGATGAAATTATGATATCTGATAGTATGTCACAGATTTTGTGGTATTTCTCCAAATCTTTATCCAATAACACATTAGTAATATACCATTTCACTTTTTCCTTTAAAGAATAGATATATTCTTTGCTGTTTGAGAATTTGCTTATATAACCTATAAAATCAGTCTTTTCTCCATAAATATGCGCATATATATTCTTGATATTATCAATATCACAAACTGAAATAATTTTGTCTAAACAAAACTTGTTACCTCCACAGGTTGTTTCAAATTCGACAACACCTGGTGTATGTCTATCAAAATGAGCTGAAAATACATTTAGAATTCTAAAGATGTGAGCAGGATCTATTCTGTCAAGATCTTCTATAATCAACACCACTTTCTTACTGGAACACTTCGCTTTATATTCGTGAATTATATCACATATCAATTGCGAAATAGCATCAAACTCGTATATTGATCCTTTTAAAGCTTCAAATTGGGTAATATATAATTCAGATGTTTTATCAACAGACACAAATCGTTCCTTATACGTATCAAATTTATTCTTGACTTCTTTCAGTTTTTTAATTACGCTAGTAATATTAATATCAACCCCATAGAAATTTATATCAGGGATTACACTTAAAATGTTGAAAAGTTTATCTCCTGGATTGGTCGTGAAAAAGTAATAGAACAATGAAGCAGTATTCAATTCTATTTCATTGATATTAATTTCCTCACTTGAGAGTAGTCTGATTAATATATCCCTTTTTATCAATTCGAATATATCTTTATTATCCATAACCTGGTAATTCACTGGATATATAGGAATAAACAAATATTCTTCAGAATAATCCTTCATAAAGTTGCTAATAAAATAGCTTTTTCCATTTCCAAATTTAGCAGATAGTATACATCTTGAATTTGCATCAAGATATTGTTTAAAGTCCTTAAGATAAGGTTCTATCGGAATCATGTTTTCTTCTGTATTCATGCTTTTATTATTTTTTTTCAAAAGTAATAATATTACAAATTAGAACAATGAATTTCCATTTATTTTCTTTCTAATAAGTTCCTGCACTCCATTATATATTTCATATAGCTGCTTCAATGTCTCTGGGCCTTCCCATTCAGAAAAATTTCCATCATGGAAGAAACGATACTCAAAAACGCGGGTAGCTGTCGTACCAAGGTTTAGGCTTTCGAATGTTTCCCTTACTATGTGCAGCTTGTCTAATATTTCAGCGTTTCGATCTTCTGATTCATCTGAAATATCCTCAATATCTAGCCTGGAATAATCTACATTATCATCCACAGGCAGGGGCTTGTATCTACTCCTATACTGTGAAGTAGGAGAGGATGCGTTTAGCTTTATCATCTTCAAAACAAAGAAATCAAGTTCTGTATAGCCATTTCTTTTTGTCTCAAGTAATTTATCCAGTAACCTGCTTTTCTTTTGAAGGAGCGAACAAATGACCTCATTCAAGACGTCTGTTGCTTCGTCTGAAATACCAGCAAGCCCACAATGATACAAAGAGTAATCAAGCCAGCGTTCGTAGCGTTTAGTTATGTAATTATTTACTGCTTCACTTGCCATAATTTTAATTTTTTAAATTAAGTATGACATAGCAAAGAGAATACTTTAGTGTTTCAGTAACTTACAAATAACAAATGCCGGATTTTTTCTTCAAAATCCGGCGCAACACCATTCTTTTACAAAGATAGAAAAAATATTGAAGAGAAAATTAATTCAGCGAATATTTTAAAAAGGTAATGGACCATCATCTTTAATTTGATTATCTATAGAGAATGGCACTTTGGTTTTAGAGATTGAAGAAGAACCAAGTTTCGTACCGATGGGTTCACCAGGCATGGGAATACATATGTCTTCCTCTGGATTTGAAAAGCGACAGAATTCGCCTTTGAATCGCAATAATATTTCACCTAGTGCACCGTTACGATGCTTAGCAATAATTACTTCTGCCATACCTCGCATATCGTTTCCTCGATCATCTTGAAAAATCTTATAATATTCTGGCCGATGTAAAAAAAGAACCATATCAGAATCATCGCATAATGTACCACTATCACGTAAATCTATTAACTGAGGACGTTTAGCATCAATCCCTTCACGAGATTCAATTGCCCGATTCAATTGCGATGTAATAATAATAGGAATATTCAGCTCTTTTGCTAAAGATTTTAATCTTCTTGTGAAGTAATTTATTTCCGAATATCTATTCTCTGTATATTTGATGTCATTATATAACAATTGAACATAGTCGATAGCAATCAACTTAACACCCTTTTCTTTTACTAAATAATGTGCCTTATTACACAAAATATCCATTTTCATAAGTGGTGAGTCATCTACATAAAGAGGAACGTCTTGCAAATCTTTTAGTTTATAGTCCAATTGCTGCCACTCATAACAGGCAAGCTGTCCGCTCTTGATTTTCTCACTTGGAATTTCGCAGACATTGGTGATAAGACGATTGACTAACTGCACATTGCTCATTTCAAGAGAAAACAAAGCGACTGGAATTCTGAAGTTGACCGCCATATTTCTTAGCATAGATATAATAAATGCTGTTTTCCCCATTGCAGGACGTGCTCCTATAGTAATCAAATCACCATTCTGCCAGCCACATGTCATTTTATCCAATCTAGTGAATCCACTTTCCAAACCACTTAGTCCATCAGTTCGTGTAGCTGCCTTCTGAATTAGTTTATAGACTTCATCAATCACGGGGTTAATCTGAATACAATCATGTTCCGTATTTAATGAGGATATATCAGTCAGCTTTCCTCTGATTTCCGAAATTAAATCTTCTACATCTTGGGTTTCATCGAATACTTTTAAGCGAATATCTGTTGCAAGTGCAAGTAATTGGCGGGATATATACTTTTGTGCAATGATTCGGGCGTGATACTGCGTTTGAGACGATGATGCTACTTTGCTACTCAAGTGAGTTATATAAGCTGGTCCTCCAATTTTATCTAATTCGCCTCGTTTGCTAAGTTGCTCCTTTACAGTTAGAATATCTATCGGCATTTGATTGACCGCGAGGGTAATTATTGCAGCATATATCAGTTGATGTCGATATTCGTAAAAAGATTCTGGACGAAGAATATCACTTATTAACGCATAAGCCTTTTTGTCAGTCATTAATGTACCCAATACAGCTTTTTCTAATTCAGGTGCGTAAAGAAGGTTCATGTTAAATTGATTATCATCTTCTTGTTGCTGTTTTTTTTCTTTCATGGTTTTTTGTTTTTTTATAATAGTTTTCAAAGATACAATTATCTTCGACTTTTACCTCCGATTTCCACAACATTAAACATTTCGTTAACTCGATCGGCAATATATTCCCCATATTTTAAATGAATCTCTTCCGGAAATAAATTAGTAGTCACGAATGTTGTACAACTTCTCCTGTTGTCGTATCTCATTTGAAGTATGTACTGTATCACATCCATCTCTGTCCCGTAATGCTTTACCTTAGGCTCTCGTCCGACTTCATCCAGACCTAACGCTATTCCATTTGAACCGTCATAACTTAAGATTCCGTCAATGCCTTTCTTGCAATACTGGTTAGCTACGAAAGCTGCTGCCTCTATCGGGAATCCTCCCTGTAGGTAATATCCTGTTTTGTCTTTTCCGTTGCTATACCTGTCATACATCTGTATGATTTTCAATATGCAGGATTTTCCGGTTCCTACAGAACCATATAGCCACAATCCTTTGCTGCGGTCTAAAACGTTCGACCCTCCGATGAGATATAAAAAAATCTCATTCATGATTTCGCGATTTCGATCGTCAACGCAAAAATTTGGGCATACATATAAACAACATCTTCGGAACAAATTCATCGAATTCTTAAAAGCAATCGGGTCATAGCTTGATGGTCCGCACTTTAATTTTTGTTTCTGAATCTGTATCTGTTCTCTTACTTTTTCCATCTTTTTTGTTGCTTAGTTCTAATTTCAACCATCGGGCAAAGTGAGACATCGCGCCTTTTGGCGACTTTGTCGTTTCACCCTCATTTTGTAGTTTCATAAAGAATTGCTTCAAACACTCGTAAAAGGCTTCTATCGTAAATTCATCATAACCGGAAGAACGAGTATTCATCGTTACAGTTTCCGCCCATGACTGATTAGATTTCAGTTCCTGATAGCATTCTTCTAAAGACTTATCGAAAAAACTATCTTCCGGAAACAGCTCTCCCACGCATGCGCGTGAGAGAGTTATAGTCTTATTGTCTTTAGTCTTATTATTAATGTTTACCGTTTTACTTACTCTTTTACTTACTCTTTTACTTACCTCTTTACTTACCGTTTTACTTTCGTCAAGTAAGTAATAAACTGGCGATTTCGCATTCTTCTTACCCGATTCGAAGGTTATTAAACCTTTTTGCTGCAATCTGTTCCTAACTTCAATGACGGTTTTCTCTGATATACCGGTTGCGAGGACGATAGTCTTGTTGGGATGCTCAAACGGATTCTGCCAACCCCGAATATTGCACTCATTCAAGAGATAGAAGTACAAAAAGACTTCGTTCGGGCTGAATTCTACACTTCGATTCATCTTCCAAAATTGATTTATATAATCTATATAGGTCATTGTATGCTATGCCGTCAGTTTCTGACGTATTAAGTTCATATTTTTTTTCACGAGTCCGATAATACGGTTATGGTACTCGGTATTACTATTGCAGGCTCCACGGGACTGAACAATACTGAATGTTTTTAAATTGACCTCTACGGTCTCAATATGTTTCTTGCCGATTCGAGCAGAAAGAATGAGTGAATCCTTTTCTTTATAATATTTATTTGTAAAGACGCAATGGTGCATGATTTCACCTTCTTGTTGAAACTCTTCAAGACTTTTGAGCGGTACTACGACTATTTTACCATCAGACATTTTTAGGTCAAAGAACTTCGATTTTTCTTTGATATAATTCTCTGCATCCTTCTTGAGTTTAAGCAATTGTTGCATTTCTTTAGCCTTGCGTTCTTTTTCATCATCACGTTTCTTTCTCGCCACATACAAGTCATGGGCTTTTTTTAGATTCTTAGGACAAACGTAATGGGCGTTATGCAGATCCTTACGATAATGTTCAAGTAGTTTCAGATAATCAAACCACATGGAAACATCCTTAATCCGATATTTATTTCGAAGGCAAATTTTAATAGACGGCCAATACATATCAATCTTGTAACGGTGTCCCTCGAAATGATCTATTAATTCATAACGTCTTGCCTTTAGAAGTGTTTCAGCCTTGGGAGAATGGGGAATTATATTGGTAGCAGTAAGAAATGACATACCGCGTAATTTACAATCTATACCCATTTGAATATACTTAGGTCTAAAGACGGAGGCTGGATGATAGCGTTCACAATAAACATCATTACTACAACTGTAATAATATGATCCAACAACTTTATTACGTATCTCCAAATCTCCACACCATCCACAATGTCCCGTATTGTTAGCACGAGCTACTACCTCCCGGTTGCCATCATCTTTTATCCAATGTTGCAGTATCTCACGAATAAAATAACGAGGATTCGCTTCTGCCTGATAGTAAGCAATCAATTCAAAGCTTCGGATAACTTGGAATTCTTCACAAATTTCCGCTTTGGCAATAAACATCGATTGTTTGTCTGTACGCTTCCTTGACTGTTCTATCTTCAAGGATGCACCACAATGAGGACAAATAGCACGCTTACGTTTTACAAGTTCTGGAGAGAAGCGCTGCCCGCACTCCATACATATAGCACGTGACTTGGTTGCATATCCTATATGTTTTAAACAATCGCTTTTAGCCCAGTCAATCATCATATTCTCAATATTAGGTAGCTGGCTACTTAAACCTGCTACTCTAAGCTGTAATTTCGTTCTTGGCTTCATAAGTCTTCAAATAATAAAAATTGTCTGGAAGGTATTTGCTTTTTCATCCCTTTACGCTTATTAGGGGCAGAAGCAGGCTTTTTAATTTCTGGTTGTTCTGTAGATGCTTCTTTTTTCACATTTCCAGCTGATACCTTATAATTGGTTTGCTTACTAACTTTGATATCATCTTCATCGTAGTAATGAACTGCAAGCCCGAATACTTCATCGTCAGACATGAATACAGCGTTCCCACCGCGTTTTTTAGCTTCACCTATAATGTAATTGCAACATTCATCTATATTCTTATTTTGCTTCGCAAAAGAGGTGGCAAAGAGGGAATCTCTCTTTGCACGTTGCTCTAAATAAGATTGAATAACCTGTTTAAATGATTGGTTCTCTTTTCCCATGATTTTAATTATTAATTGATAAAGGCATTAATAGATAGGTTAAGCTTTTTACTTCTTCGTCGCAGCGGGTAAGAAGTGAAGCTTGCGATGGATCGCTCATAGTGATGGCAATATCTTCCGAAGGAATGTTATTCATCATTTCAATCAAGAAGCTACTTCTAAAGCCGATTTCAATATTACAGCCTGACTGCAGGATAATCGTTTCTTCTGCAGACTTAGAAAAATCTAAATCATGAGCTGCAATTTTAAGAGAGTCAGAATCGAACTTGAGGACTACCAAAGACGAACTTTCATCACAGAAGACAGATACGCGCTTTAAAGCTGACACAATATCAGCTTTCTTTAATACAGCACGATTTGGTTGCTTTTGAGGAATAACAGCGCGATAGTTAGGATACCGGCCTTCGATCATACGGCAGATTAACCGGTATGAATCAAACTCAAATAAAATATTAGTCTGATTTACCGATATCTCTACTTCCATGCAATCTTCCGGAACAATGTTAGAAAGTACTTTAGCAAACTTGCTCGGCAGGATAAAGGCCGCCCGTTCCTTGCGCGTATAAGCGGATGGATTCTCAATCATTGCTAGGCGGGTACCATCTGTTGCGACAAATGACATTGAATCTAAACCGATATCAAAATAGACACCATTCAGTACCGGACGGAGTTCATCATTGGCACTACAGATCAAAACTTGCCTTATTCCGTATAATAAATCATTGCCTGATACAAGAAATGGGCTGGCGGTATCATCCGTACTCATAGATGGGTATTGATCTCCTTTCTCAATAGGTATTGAGAACTTACCGTTTGCATACTTGACAATCAATTCCTTTTCAAGAATGGATATAATCAAAGGTTGTTCGGGAATCTCTTTTAGTCCGTCAAGTAATGTTTTTGCATTAGCCATGAAAGTGTAATTGGTGAAGTCTGCGGTACCATCTATGTTTGTAGAGATGCGTCCACCTTCTTCACCTGCGGTTACTAGAATGACTCCAAATTCATCTATAACAAACAAAAAGTTATCATAGGCAGGTAATGAGTTTTTAGGCTGTATAATTCGTCCGACTGATTTTAGCTTATCTGATAAAGCTGTTTTTGATACTGTAATTTCCATGCGTCATTGTTTTTTGGCGCATAACATAAAGAGGAGATAGGTTTCAGTAATTAAAAGCTATTAAATTGTATAGGAACAACAAAAGCCGGATAAAATCATTGTTTTATCCAGCTCAACACCATTACGTTTGCAAATATAGAGAGAGTTTTTGTATTTGCAAACGTTTCAGTCTTTTTTTTCTTCTTTTTTTTGCAATAAATCCAATACAGCCCGATTTGCCTTGTCGCAAATACTATAATCTATATCAATGTAAATATCAGCCATTTTATAGTCATTGTTCACATGGCCAAGACAGAAGTCGATGTCAGCTTTTGGTACTCCGGCTTTATTTCTTGCTAAACTAGCCCATGTGTGGCGCGCCCAATTAGTAGTAACTTTAAAATCAATCTCTAAATTCAAGCAAATGTCTTTCAGCCCACTATTGATTGCACGCATGAAATTGTTCAAGCTGCAATAGTTAGTATGAAAGTAGGAGAGGAAATACCCTTCTGTATATTTATCAAGAAGTGTGCGAAGTTCCGGTTCGATCTTTACGGAAAGTGGTACCTGTTCGTGATTTTTATCCGTATTCGTCTTTGAACGTGTGTACTCTAATCTTCCGCGACGTTCGCACGAAATACTATAAAGGTCGTTGATGTTGACCCCCATCATGTAAAACATCATCATAAATACGTCTCGTGCCATATTAGTTCGTCTTTTATCGGACTGGAAATCTCGAATTCTTAATAAGGTATTGATGTCTATATTCTTTCTTTTTCTTCGATACTCTGGAATCTCTGCCTTTTTAAACGGATCACCAGGTATTCTTATGATATCGAAGTCCTCGTTGTTATAATAGAGTTTGGCTTTGTTGTATAATGCTCTTAAGCCTCTAAGATAATGGCTTATTGTGCCAGGTTCTAGCGGAATACCTGCTGGGCCTGATTGATACAGGTCTTTTATCATCTTATTTAGTAGGAATGAGGTGATTAACTTAATATCTATCTTTTTCCTTTTCGTGTACCAGCATAGAGTATCGATAGAAGAGCTGTACCATTCGGCTGTTTTCTTCTTTTTCGTCTGAATTACTATGTTTTGAGCGAATTCTACGAAGTCTATAAATTCAGCATCAGGAGCGAGAGATTTTTCTATTTCCTCCTTGAGATCCATGCAAGACATGAATTGTGTTCTATCTTGCCCCAATTTTAAATATTCTCTCCGGATCTTCTGGATATACGCATTTATTTCGTATTCTATCATTTCTCCGTTTGTCACTCCCGATAAGATTCTTCCGGATTCGTCCATGTTTTCAGGGCGGATATAATAAGCGGTAGATATATACTGTGACTCTCTATTATGATATATTCTAATCTTTATATTAGATGTTCCATCTAGTTTTATGTGTCTTCCAGTTTGGAAAACAACTGCTTTAAATGTTGCCAT